TACTAAACTATAACTTAGGAGATACGTTTGTAGTAGCAGGAAACCAATACAAAATAAACAGCATAAGCACAAACCTACTAACAGGCGAAAGCAACTTAGAACTATTAAACGAGGTATGATACAGAATATATTGGAACTATTAAAGTTTGCAAAAGGCGAAACAGAAAACATACGAATAGCACAGGGTAAGTATGAGTTACCAAGTGGGTTAATGGGTACAGGTAAAAAGATAAAAAGAGAAGCAGGATGGAAAAAGTAGTAATTCAGTTAGAAGCAAACACTACACAAGCCGTAAAGGGTATTGACAAAGTAGATGAAAGTTTACAGGAAGTAAACAAGTCTAATAACGAACTAACATCCTCACTTGATAAAATGACAGGTGGGGCAATTACAGGGTTTAAGGGTGTAACTAAGTCAGTTGGAACAGCAATAAAGGGCTTTAAAAGTCTAAAGGTAGCTATTGCAGCAACAGGTATAGGTTTATTAGTTGTAGCTATTGGTTCACTCGCTACTGCATTTAAAGCATCGGAAGAGGGGCAAAATAGGTTTACACGCATAATGACACAAATAGGTGTTGTTGTAGGTAATGTTACAGACATAATAGCTAATCTTGGAGAGCGTATATTTGCAGCAGGTAAAGCACTTGTTAAACTTGCTAAAGGCGATTTAAAAGGAGCATCAGCAGCTTGGGGAGAACTTAAAGACAATGTAAGTGAAGTTACTGAGGGCATTAAAAACTTTGGAGAAGAAACACGTAAGGAAATAAAAGTAGCAGGGGAACTTGCAGACGCACGTGCAAAGGCTGATAAAGCAGAAAGACAATTATTAGTAGATAGGGCAGAAGCAAACAGACGCATAGCCGAATTAAGGGAACAGGCAGCCGACAAAGAAAACATATCAGTAGAACAAAGACTGGAAGCATTAAAGGAAGCAGGTAGGGTTGAAGATGAAATTACATCTAAAGAAATTGCTGCTGCAAAATTGCGTTTACAAGCTAAAGAGCAAGAAAATGCACTATCTAAGTCCACAAAGGAAGACTTACTTGAAGAAGCGCAACTAAGAGCAGAAGTAATACAATTAGAAACAGCAAGACTAAACACTCAAAAAAGATTAACTGCTGAACTAACATCTGCTATACGTGAACAAGCAACCGAACAAAAAGCTATACAAGCAGAAGAAGATAAATTAGAAAAAGAGCGAAAGGATAGGATTGCGGCAGAAGATAAAGAGCGTGAAGAACAACAATTAAAGGATAAGCAAGATAGAGATGCACGTATTGTAGCAAGTCAGCAACAAACAGATGCTATGCTTACGCAATCTAAAGCACAAGCAGTAGATGCGGCTATTAGTTTATTCGGAGCAGAAACAGCAGCAGGTAAGGCAGCAGTTTTAGCAAAACAATTATTAGCAGCGCAAGAAATGATAAGCGAAGCACGTAAAACTATAACTTTTTCAAGTTTAGTAGCTGCACGTTCAACAGCAGCCGTTGCAGAGGGTACGGCGCAAACAGCAAAAATAGGTTTTCCACAAAACATCCCTATGCTTATTGGATATGCTTTACAGGCTGTTGGTATTATAGGCGCAATATCAAGCGCAGTAGGTAAAAGTAAGTCGGTAGCAAGTAGTTTAGGCGCAGGGGGTGGTAGTACACCATCAATAGCAAGACCACAAGCACAAGCACAATCAGCACCACCTGCCTTTAATATAGTAGGAGCAGGAGCAGGAAACCAATTAGCAGAAACAATAGCAGGGCAAAGTCAAAGACCTATAAAAGCGTTTGTAACATCACAGGACGTAACAACAGCACAAAGTTTAGAGCGTAATATCGTAGAGGGTGCATCAATTTAGTAAAATTAAAAATAAAGACGTTATACTTATATGAGAATTGTAGAACTTATTTTAGATGAGGATAGTGTTTCAGGTATTGAAGCTATATCAATAGTAGAAAACCCTGCAATAGAAGAAGATTTTATAGCACTAAATAGCCAAGAATTACACTTAGCAGAAGTAGATAAAGATAAACAAATACTTGTAGGGGCATTACTTGTGCCTAATAAGCCTATATACAGGCGCAAAGGAGATGATGAGTATTATATATACTTCTCTAAAGATACTATCCGTAAGGCATCTGAAATGTACTTAATTAAAGGCAACCAAAATAACAGCACTTTAGAACACCATTACAAACTATCAGGTCTTAGCTTAGTAGAGAGTTGGATAGTAGAAGACGATGTACACGATAAGTCAAGGAAGTACAATATGGATGTTCCTGTGGGTACTTGGATGGGAGTAGTAAAGGTAAACAACTCAGAGGTTTGGAATGACTTTGTAAAAACAGGCAAAGTAAAAGGTTTCTCAATAGAGGGGTATTTTGTGGATAAGATGGAACGCCCTAATGAGCCTATAAATGACTTTGAAGAAGAAGAAGCAGAAGAAATGCTGTCTTATATACGTAGAATAGTAAAGAGCGACAAACGCCATAAAAACGGTCAAGTAGAGGAATTAGAAAGCTACACAGGCTATCCTGATGCTGTTAAGAACAATGCTAAAAGAGGTATAGAACTAAACAACAAAGTAAACAACAAATGCGCTACTGATGTAGGTAAGATACGAGCGCAACAATTAGCACAAGGTAAACCAATTAGTGAACAAACTATAAAACGTATGTATTCTTATCTAAGTAGAGCAGAAGAATATTACGATGAAAGCAACACAGAAGCGTGTGGTACTATATCCTATTTATTGTGGGGTGGTAAGGCTGCTAAAAGGTGGGCTGAAAGCAAACTAAAAGAGTTAGACTTATTGTAATGGCTAAAAGAATAGAAGTAGCGCACATAGTAAAACCTAAAATAAAAAGAAAGGGTGTACACGCTAAAACTAAAATGAGTACAGTAAAAGGCAGTAAGCTATATAAGAAAAAATACAGAGGACAAGGCAAATGAGAAGATTTTTAACACCATCAAAGACAAGTCCTAAAAGCAGCAGACGTGGTTGTTTGTGTGCTGAAAAAAACACTTACAGTATAAAGTGCTGTAAAGGTAAATTAATCAATCAAGGAATAGGTAAAATATAAATTATGAAAAAAGCAATGAGCAAGATTGCTCAAATAAATAAACAAGAACTATCTAAAGTAGAATTGGGTGCTGTACAAGATTTTAACAAAGTAGCCGACAGGCTAATAAGTGGGAGTAAAACTTTAAATAAAGCAGCCCAAGAGTTTGTTGATGATTTGTCAAATTTTGGGAAACTACAAAATAAGTTAGATAATTCATTTGGTAGAGCAGAAACATTCTCTGACCAAATAGAAGATGATGTTAAACTAATTCAAAAACTTGCTGATGATGTTGCGAAAATGTCAAAAGAATTAGGCATACAACCAAAAGACACAGGTATAAATATAAATGTGGTTAAAATTATTGATGATATTGAGGACACCATAAGCACAGTACGCAAAAACGCAGGAGATGCTAAAAAAATCATTGGTATTTAAAAATGTAAAATAAGTTAAATAAATAGTTATAGTTATATGAAAGCAACTGAAATGTTAAACAAGATTAAAACCTTTCTTGGAGAAGAAACTGCTGATATTGTAGAAAATATAGAGCAGATTGAGAAAGTAGAGTTAGCACAAGCTAAACTTGAAAACGGAACTGTACTTGAAGCAGAAGCGTTTGAAGCAGGTCAAGAAATTTTTATTGTTACAGAAGACGAAAGAGTAGCACTACCTGTTGGCGAGTACGAAATGGAAGATGGTAAAATTCTTATCGTAGCAGAAGAAGGTCTTATTGGCGAGATTAAAGATGCGGAAGAAGAAGAAGTAGAAGCTGAAAAAGAAGAAATGGGCTATGTTACTAAAGAAGAACTTGCCCAAGCTGTATCTGAAATTAAGGCAATGATTGAGGACTTAAAGAAAGAAGAAATGAGCGAGGAAGTAGAAGAAACCGTAGAGGAAGAAGCTACTGAATTTTCAGAAGATTTGAAAGAGGAACTTTCACAACCTGCTGCCGAGCCTATTGCTCATAATCCTGAACAAAAACAAAATAACATTAATGTGAAGTTTGCACAAAACAGAAAGCAGACTACACTTGATAGAGTATTATCAAAAATTAACAACTAAATAAATAAATAAAAATGGCTAATCCAACAATTACAGGTTCATCTTATGCAGGAGAGTTTGCAGGTAAATACCTTGCTGCTGCCCTATTGAGTGCCGACACTTTAGATAGTGGTACAATCTCTATCTTACCTAACGTAAAGTATAAAGCTGCTATGAAAGTAGGTGCGTTCTCTAATTTAGTACGTTCTGCTGATTGCGACTTTGACAGCTCTACATCAACAATGACACTTACTGAAAAAGTGCTTACTCCAACTGAATTGCAAGTAAACTTACAGATTTGTAAGAAACAACTACACGCAGATTGGGAAGCTGCTCAAATGGGCTTTAGTGCTTTTGACGAATTGCCTCCACTATTCTCTGACTTTGTTATTGCACAGGTAGCAGCAGAAGTAGCAAACGCTACTGAAACTTCTATTTGGCAAGGTAGTGCAGGAGAAGGTTCTTTTGATGGTTTCGATACACTTTTAACTGCTGACGGTGGTGCAGATGTAACTGCTACAACTGTTGATAGTTCTAACGTAATTGCACAACTTGGTGCTATCGTAGATGCTATCCCTACAACAGTTTACGGAAAAGAGGATTTGAACCTTTATGTATCTTCTAACATTGCTCGTGCTTATGTACGTGCGTTAGGTGGATTTGTTGCTACTATTGGTGGTGCAGGTACAGATAACAAAGGTTCACAATGGTACAACGGTGGACAGCTTACTTTTGAGGGCATCAACCTTGTTGTTGCTAAAGGACTTGCTGACAATACAGCGGTAGCTGCTCAAAAATCAAATCTTTTCTTCGGCACGGGCTTACTCGACGACAGAAATCAGGTTCAGGTTATTGATATGGCTGACCTTGACGGTTCACAAAATGTACGTGTAGTAATGCGCTATACGGCAGGTGTACAGTACGGAGTAAGAGGGGATATTGTTCTTTACTCATAATAATAACTAACATAAAAGGGGTAGGTTAGGTTATTGCCTACCTGCCCTTTTTTAATAAAAATATAAATATGGCTTGTGCAGTAACTAAAGGGCGTTCACTCCCTTGTAAAAATTCAGTAGGTGGATTAAAAAACATCTACATTCTTGACTACTCATCGACAGTAGCAGATTTGACAGACACAAGTGGTACTATTACACTACCTACTGATGGAAGTGCAGAGTTTTTTAAGTATGAGATTAAAGGAAATTCATCTTTAGAAACATCTGTAACATCAAGTAGAGAAAACGGTACTACTTTTTATGAAACTACACTAAATGTAACATTTACCTATCTTGATGTAGCAACACAAGAAGAAATTAAGCTATTAAACGCAGGTAGAGCGCATTATGTGGTTGAGGACTATAATGGCAACTATTTCTTAATTGGTAAGGAACACGGTGCAGAGATTACAGGTGGAACGATTGTAACAGGCGCAGCAATGGGCGACTTGTCAGGGTTTACACTTGTAGCTACTGCACAGGAAACAGCACCGCCTTTCTTTGCGACTGCTCCTGACGTAAGTGCTACCACACCGATTGACCCTGATGCATAATTAGGTAGTTAAATATAAAGGGGGAGCTATATGCTCCCTTTTTTTTTGCCTTATAGTAAATATTAATATTTGTACGTTATACTTATATGAAGATTGTATCAGTTTCACAAACGCAGACATTTACGTTTATACCTCGTGTATTTGCTAACGAAACGCTTACATACGTTGTAACTGACGAACAAACAAATAAGTCAGAAACTATAACAGCTTCTACAAGTACAAGTGGTAATTACTTAACAGCTACTATGACGTTTGGCAGTAGTAATGCACCATTTAGAGAAGCACATTTTTATACTTTAGAAGTAACCAAGTCAGACGGTACTTTAGTGTATAGGGATAAGTTATTTTGCACAGACCAAACACCTGTAACACAAAGCAGGTACGATGTGAACGAAAATGTTTACGAAACAAACGACACAGTCGATAACGATTATATAGTATTATGATACACGCAATAAGTTTATCAAATTATGTTAGCCCTACTATTGAAGAAAAAAAAGGTAGGGATTATGTTACATACGGAGATAAAAACTCATATTTTCAATACCTAATAGACCGTTACAATGGTAGCCCTACCAACAACGCTATTATTAACGGTATTAGTGAAATGATATACGGTAAGGGCTTAGATGCTACTGATAGCGATAAGAAACCCGAAGCATACGCACAGGCTATTACGCTTTTACATAAAGATTGTGTAAGAAAATTATGTAGCGACCTTAAATTATTCGGTCAATGTAGTATGCAAGTTATTTATAGTAAGGATAGAAAAAAAATAGCAAGGGTTGAGCATATGCCTGTTGAAACGTTGGCAGCCGAGAAGTGCAATGATAAAGGGGAAATAGATGCTTATTACTATTCAAGTGATTGGTCTAAATACAACCGTATTAACCAATTAAAGCGCATACCTGCATTTGGTACAAGTAATGAAGCAATCGAAATACTTTATGTTAAGCCTTACAGAGCAGGATACAAATACTACTCAACACCCGACTATCAAGGTGGTTTGCAATATGCAGATTTAGAAGAAGAAATATCTAACTTTCACATAAATAATATACAGTCAGGTCTTAGCCCTTCAATGCTTATTAACTTTAATTCAGGCACTCCAAGCGCAGAAGAAAGAGAAGCAATAGAAAGACGTATATACAATAAGTTTTCAGGAAGTAGTAATGCAGGTAAGTTTATTTTATCTTTTAATGATAGCCCTGAAACAGCAGCTACCATAGACCCTGTACAATTAAGTGATGCACACAATCAGTATCAGTTTTTAAGCGATGAGAGCAGTCGTAAGATAATGGTAGCACACAGGGTGGTATCTCCTATGCTTTTAGGAATTAAAGACAATACAGGGCTTGGAAACAACGCAGAGGAGTTGGAAACAGCTACTAAGCTAATGATGAATATAGTTATTAAGCCATTCCAAAACCTACTTATAGATGCGTTTGATATGATATTGGCTTACAATGATATTGCTCTTAATTTATACTTTAAGACTTTACAACCTTTAGACTTTCAGGATAACGCTATTGTAGATGAAGAAACAAGAGAAGAAGAAACAGGCGTAAAGTTAAGTAGTGATTTAGATAAGTTTGTAGATACAGAAATAGCTGATGCGCTTATAGACTTAGGTCAAGACGAAGAAGAACTTTTAAAGGAGTTTGAAGTTATAGATGAAAGAGAAGTGGACTATGACAATGACGATGACCTTAACCAAAAGATTAAAGAGTTAAACGAGCAGACAAACCTTGCAAGTACAGGAAGTGCCAAGCCATATAGTGAGAGTGAGCAAGACGGTAAGTCAAAGCAAAAAGGGCAAGAGGACAAGGTGTATCTTGTAAGGTATATGTACAATCCTGAAAAGACTAAAGACACCAGCAGGGAGTTTTGCAAAAAGATGGTAGCTGCTAAAAAGGTGTATCGTAAAGAGGATATTAAGGCTATGGAAACTAAAGCTGTTAATGCAGGTTTTGGTAAAGGTGGTTCTGATACTTATTCTATTTGGCTATACAAAGGCGGAGCGAGATGCCACCACAGATGGTTTAGACGTATTTATGCACGTAAGGAAGGCTCTAAAAGTTTAGGAGATGTAATCAGTACAACAGAAGCAAGAAGTCAAGGATTTAAGCCTGAAACTAACGCACAGAAAGTACCTGTTGCGCCAAAGGATATGCCAAGACAAGGTTATACTGCTGCTTATTGGAATAAAATGGGATTTAAAAACTAATTATGGCAACAGCATTATTCATAAATAGAACAGACCTTGTAAAGAACAGTATCATTGATGGTAATGTGGATACTAATAAATTTATACAGTTTATTAAGATAGCCCAAGAGATACACGTAAGAAACTACACAGGTACTAAACTATACGACAAATTACAGGCTGATATAATTGCAGGTACACTAACAGGCGACTATCAAACCTTAGTAGATGAATACCTTGCTCCTATGCTTATACATTTTGCAATGGTAGAGTATTTGCCTTATTCAGCTTATCAGTTAAAGAATGGTGGATTGTTTAAGCACACAAGCGAAAACGCAGAAACACCTACTAAAGATGAGGTTGATTTTTTAGTACAGAAGGAACGTAATTTAGCAGAGTATTATACAACAAGGTTTATAGACCATATGAGTTTTAA